TGGCAACAAGCGAGTGATTCTTTCAGCTCCTTGCTCAATGGGAAAGACACATATCGCTGCTTACATAGCTGTCAATGCGGCAGCTAAAGGCAAGAAGGTAGCCTTCTTCTGCGATAGATTGAAGTTGTTGAGCCAGACAACAGCTACTTTTGATTCTCTAGGAGCAAGCTACTCAGTGCTTCAGGCAGATGATACTCGCTACAATCCGCACGAGAATATCCAAATAGTCAGTACAGCTACGGCGATCAGGCGAAATCAGTTCACTTATGACATTGCTATAATTGATGAAGCGCATCAAATGTACAAAGGTCTATTAGACCAAATGAAGCGTTTTAACAACTTAGTATACATTGGCCTCACTGCTACTCCGTACAGCAGAGGTATGGGAGCTGAAGGACTATGGCAAGATCTTATAGTGACTACCACGCCACAAGACCTGATAGATGAAGGCTGGCTCTGTCCGACTGACTACTATCATGGCAGAACTGCTGACTTTAGTGATGTGAAGCTAAAAGGTTCATCTACTGGTAATCGTGACTATGATGCAGAGGCGCTAGGAAATCGGATGGCAGAAGATGACACGCTAGCTGGTGATATAGTATCGAACTACGTCAAGCACTCTGACGGCTTGACGAAGAGAGCTGTATGTTTTGCTCCATCTATAGCTTATAGCAAGAGCTTAGTAGAGCGATTCAACGAGACACTGGGCCAAGAGATAGCCGTACACATCGATGGTTATGATGATCAGGTTACGAGAGATCTGAAGTACCAAGACTTTGAAGACGGTGTGTATAAGGTGATGATTAACAGCAGGCTCTTGAATACTGGCTGGGATGATAGCGGTGTTGAGATTTGCATTGACTGCTACAAGACTCGGAGCTTGACCACTTGGATTCAGCGCATTGGGCGCATCTGGCGTATTCATCCGGCCAAGGAGCGAGCTATAGTCTTAGATCATGCTGGCAATCTCGCTCACTTCGGCTCGTATCCTGAGACTTTCGTGCCTGAAGACCTTCACTGTGGTGACAGAAACTATGATGAGCGCAAGCAGGTTAAGAAGGAGGAGAAGGAGCCAGTGGTTCACAACTGCAAGCAGTGTTCAGGAGCCTTCACTGGCCTGAGATGCAAGTGTGGCTGGGAGCTGCCAGTAGGCACTCCAACTCTCAAGGATGATGGCACACAGCTCGTCAAGGCTGAGAACTTATCGCCTGCTGAGACACGGCGCAAGACTTTGACAAAGGAGCAGAAGCAAGAATGGTACTCATCTCTGCTGCATTACGGTTATCAGCACAACTACAAGAAAGGCTGGGCATACCACAAATATATAGAGTGCTTCTCCTGCGCTCCTAACGGTTTGAAGCAGATAGGACGAGATCCAATCCCAGAAGCTCTAGGCTGGATCAAGAGCCGCCAGATCGCATGGAGTAAGCGACCATGATGGAATGGTATGCGCCAGCATTGGATAGGCTAGACAAGCTCAGACAGTCAGGAACTAACAAGTGGACTGCCTGTTGTCCTGTACACGATGACTCCAATCCTTCTATGTCAGTCACTGTAACCGACACGCCAGAAGGCCAGAAGCTGCTGTTCTATTGTTTTTCTTGCGGCGCAAAAGGTGATAGTGTGATAGAATCTATAGGACTCAAAGTGGGAGACTTGTTTGAGCAAAGCAAGGATTTCACTCCAGATCGTAATTATCTACTAAACAAATCAGTAGAGCATGACGATTTTTACATTTTGATCTATGACACAGATAAGTCCAAAGGCAAGAAGATCAGGTATAAAGATCACAAGGAATATGTAGCAGCGATGGCTAGAAGAGAGCTAAGGACTGCGGCAGGTATTCCTCAGACTATTATTGAAATTGAGAAGGATGGTTTCCTCTAATGGCTAAGCCAATGAGAGTTTTTACAGATGAGGAGGTTCAACTGGTAGAAAAGTTGTCAGCCTCACTTACTCATGAGCAGCTTGCTAGGTATTTCTCTATATGCGACAACACGTTACGTGAAATCATGAAAAGAGATGACCGCGTATCTGAGGCGTATGACCGTGGTTTGACAAGAGCTGGTGTCATGATGGTCGAGAAGCTATTTGATAAGGCGATGGAAGGCGATCATCCAAGCATGAAGCTATGGCTGTCTCAGAGAATGGGATGGACAGAGAAGAGCCGTACAGAGCTTACGGGCGCTGATGGCGCTCCGATTCAGCACGATGTTGATACTCACTGGACTATAGAGGTTATGGAATAATGCCATTGCAAAAAGGCAAGTCTAAGAAAACTATAAGCAAGAACATCAAGACTGAGATGGCAGCAGGCAAGCCACAGAATCAGGCAATCGCTATAGCAATGGCTAAGGCAAAGAAGAAGCAAAGCAAGTTCACTTACGAATAAGGCGAGCTGCGAATCATGCCCAAGATGAAGATCCCCAAGAAGATGCTTTCTTTCTTGCCGCCTAAGCGATACAAGATTTGCATTGGAGGCAGAGGCAGTGGGAAGAGCATGACGATGGGCGATCTGTGCCTACAGGCTGCTCAGATGCAAGGCATCAAGACTCTCTGCGCTCGCGAGTTCCAAGCATCAATAGATGACTCAATTCATACACTGCTCTGTGCCGAGATAGAACGGCTAGACCTGAAAGGCTTTGAGATACAGCGCAATGAGATCCGCTACGGTGGTGAGACTGCATTCAAGTATATCGGTCTTGCCAGATCACCAGAGTCGGTTAAGTCCTATCATGGATTCTCCAGAGTGTTTGTGGATGAGAGCCAGACAATATCAGAGGCCAGCCTCAAGGCTCTTACTCCTACGCTCAGGACAGCAGGCTCAGAGATCTGGATGGCAGCTAACCCAAGGTCAGCGGCTGATCCATTCTATTTGCGATTCGTTAAACCGTTTGAGAAAGAGTTGCGGCGTGATGGTGTTTACGAAGACGAGCATCACACCATTGTCTGGATGAACCACAGCGACAATCCAGCTTTCCCAGAGGTCTTAGAGCAAGAGCGCCTGTATGACCAAGCGCATATGTCACCAGCTCTCTACGCTCATGTCTGGGAAGGTGAGACGTATGACGAGAATGCTGACTCCATCATCCCAGTTGAGTGGTACTTGTCAGCAGTGGATGCCCACATCAAGTTAGGCTGGAAACCGGAAGGCGCTATCATTGCGTCTCATGATCCTTCAGACGAGGGTGGAGACAGTAAAGGCTTTACGTTGAGGCACGGCAACGTGATCTTGGATGTGTGTGAAATGGTAACAGGCGATGCTGGTGAAGGCATGGATTGGGCGCTGGACAAAGCACTAAAGGCTAACGCTGATCACTTCATCTGGGATGCTGACGGCTTAGGTGTCTCGCTCAAGCGTCAGGTAGATCAGGCGCTCGCAGGCAAGAATGGCATCACATACTCTATGTTCAAAGGCTCAGAGGCTGCTGAAGATCCAGAGCTACCGTATACCAGCGGCGGGACACAGCGGAACAAGACTAACCGCGAGACTTTCAAGAACAAGCGAGCGCAATACTGGTGGCGGCTAAGAGATAGATTTGAAGCTACTCACCGCGCAGTTGAGAAAGGCGAGTATGTGAATCCAGAGGATATGATCAGCCTGTCTTCGGAGATAGCTACGATAGACCAGCTCAGAGCTGAAGTCTGCCGCATACCCATCAAGCGAAACAATGCAGGTAAGATACAGATACTAAGCAAGATAGAGATGGCTAAACCTCCTTATCGGCTACCGAGTCCTAATATGGGTGACGCACTTATGATGTCGCTCCATTCACCCAAAGCAATTAATCAACAGAAGGTTACTCTTAACTTCTCAGGCTGGAAGAATCATGGCTAAAAAAGACAATTACGAATACGAGAAAGACTCTAAGAAGGAGTACGGCGAGGATACTTACGATTCCTCCAAGTACAAAGACCACGATTATATTATTAATCTGCTATCAGCTTCTCAGGAAGCAGACCAAGACCTGCGCGACAATGGGCGTGAGGCTGCGCTGTTTGTCGATAAGCGAGATGGTCAATGGGAGCCTTACTGGTACTCTAACGCTGGTGAAAGCAAGTCTCCACGCTACAGCTTTGACATGGTGAACCCGATTATTGATCAGGTCTGCTCAGAGATAGAGCAAGCCTCGTTTGATGTGAACGTCTCGCCTGCTGGCGGCAATTCCACTAAAGACATTAGCAACACCTACTCTGGCATTGTGCGTAATATCGAGTCGATGTCTGACGCTAAAGAAGTCTACAGTCATTCAGCCAGAAGCATGGTTACATCTGGGTTCGGCGCTTGGCGCGTTGTTCACAAGTATGTGAGTCAGGATAGTTTTGACCAAGACCTGTTTATAGAGCCTATCGGCAATGCCCTAGATAGGGTCTGGTTTGATCCTGCGGCTGAGAAGCAAGACAAGTCAGATTCACGGTACTGCTTTGTGCTTCATGCGATTGGCAAGGATGAGTACGATAGGCGCTGGCCCGAAGCATCTGGTCAGTCAGTCGATGAAGGCCGTGATGGAGAGGCGTATTACGATAAAGCGGAGGTCGTAGTCGTAGGAGAGCTGCTGTACTGCGAAGAGCAAGAGCGCGAGCTAGTCATGATGTCCAACGGGCAGGTTCATGAGGTCAACGATGAGTTCAAGAAGATCTCTGACGAGCTGAAAGCTATCGGAGTGACAGAAACCCGTAGGCGTAAGCGCGTCAAGAAAGAGGTTTGCTCACGGTTATTTGACGCTAGTGATTGGCTAGAAGCGAAGAAAAAGACAGTCTTTAACATGATTCCGGTTGTGCCTATATACGCCAACTACAAGATATTTGAGAACAAGACTATCTTCTGGGGATTGGTAGAAAAGCTCATGGACTCGCAGCGAGTGCTGAACTACTCGGTCAGCCGTGAGGTGGCAGAGACTAGTCTTGCACCAAGGTCTAAGTATTGGATGACGATGGGACAAGCGGCAGGCCACGAGTCATCATTGCAGACTCTTAATACCAATCATGATCCGGTACAGTTCTTCAACGTAGATCCAGAGTTCCCGCAAGTACCTCAACAGCAAGGCGGCGCACAGATCAACCCAGCGTTACGCACAATGTCTGAGGCTATGAGAGGCATGATCACCTACGCCTCTGGAATGTTCTCCAGCAACATGGGAGACAATCCACAGAATCAATCTGGCGTTGCCATCAACGCACTTCAGAACAAAGGCGATAACTCCACGATCAAATACTTCAAGGCGTTAGAGTTCGGCATCCGTGCTACTGGTCGCATCTTGGTAGCTGCTATACCAGAGATCTACGACTCAGCGCGTACTGTAAGGCTGCTTAAAGAAGACAATACTTATGACGTTGCTGACATCAATCAGAAGGTCATAGACCAGCAGACAGGCGATGTGGTGACTGTCAATGATCTGTCAGTCGGCAACTATGATGTACAGGTTAAGGCTGGTGCGAGCTTCAAGAATCGCCAACAAGAGACTATTGAAACAATCATTGAGATTGCCAAAGTCGATCCTACTATTCTTCAGATCGCTGGTGATGTGTTACTGGACAACGTGGCTACTGCTTCAGCTCAGCAGATCTCTGATCGCAAACGCGCACAGATGATAGCGGCTGGCCTGATACCACAAGACCAGATGACCGAAGACGAAATGATGGAAGCGCAGCAGCAGCCAACAGATCAGCAGCAAGATCCTAATATGGTCTTGGCTCAGGCTGAGCAGATGAAGGCTCAAGCTGAAATGCTACGAGCGCAGATAGAGCAAGCTAAACTTCAGAACGAGCAAATGAAGCTCCAGTTAGAAGCTCAGAAGCTCCAGACGCAGATGCAAGGTGATCAGGCTGACAACCAGATAGATTCATTCAACGCTGAGACTAAGCGCATGGAAACTCAGATCAAGGCTCAAGAGGCTGGAGCAACGATTGATAGGACAAGCGCACAAGCAATGGGTGAGGAGCTAGACAATCAAGAGAAGATGGCTGACATGATGGATAGGCAGCGAGCGGAGGCTGAGCGTATGCGAGCAGAGGCCCAGCGCAAAGCAATGAGGTTCATGTCTGACTCTGAGATAGCGAGAATGCAGAATGGCTGATAATAAAAGTAGCGTAGGAGCGTCTGCTCTTAATCAAATATCGCAGTTCAACGCTGGAGTTATTGACTCGACTCTTGGCCTGTTAGACCTTGGCGCTCAAGGCGTAGCTGGCGTTTCTAATATGATTACAGGACGCAATGATAGTCCTGTAATGCTATCTGGAAGAGCTAAGTCTGCGTTAAATGTAGAGTCTAATCCCAACTCTGTAGGTTATGTGGCTGGATCTGTAGCACCTGCTATAGCAACTGGAGTAGGTGCTATGGCAAAGCAAGGCGTTTCATCAATGCGGAATTTCCTTGGTGGATCTACCGCTGAGCTTGGCGGCTACTACGGTGGAGAGGCTGGCGCCCAGATAGGCCGAGTGTATGGCGGCACAGCGGGTGAGATAGTCGGCGGCTTGGCAGGCGGTATAGCTGCTCCTAATGCTCCTAGACCTCAAGCTATAGCTGGTAGCAGGATGAATCCTGCAAGAAACATTGATACTGAAGTTTCTGAAGCTAGAGCAACTTATGAGTTAGATCCTAGTAACAAAGAGTTGCGGGAGTCATATATGGCGCTGCGCCGAGAAAGAGATTCAATTCCTTCCGCGCCAAGAATAAGGAGAGGCAGAGGCTCAGCAATTCGCGTGTTCCACGGTTCGCCTCATGAATTTGAAAACTTTTCAATGGACAAAATAGGAACTGGCGAGGGCGCACAGGCTTATGGTGATGGTCTGTACTTTGCTGAGAATCCATCGATTGCGGAAGACTACAGGAAGCAACTAACGCAGGCGGGAGACTCTAGGATAGGAGATAGGTCTGTATTGGAAGTCTATGAAGAATTGAGCGCAAGAGCCGACCGACTGCCTATCGACTTGGCGGGAGCGGAATATGAAAAAATGGGTTTCCTCGAAGATTTGGATTTAACCGACTCCATTAATGAGGCGATTAGCCGCATTGATGATCCAGAGGTAGCCAAATGGGCTAGGTCTGAAGTAGCTCCGCAGTTTAAGCCAGCAGGATATAGCTACGAGGCTAACTTAAACGTGGGATCTGATGAATTACTTAATTGGGATGCTAGTTTGGCGGAGCAAAGTCCTAAAGTAAGAAATCAAATAGAATCTATGCTTAGAATTAGAGAGCCTGACGGATTCTTTATTAATCCAGACGGAACTATTGATCAAGATGTATCTGGAAGGATGATTTACGATCATTTGTCTGAGATCGAAAGAGATAAAATATATTCCTCTGTTGATGTAATGAACAAAAGATTGTCTGAGCTTTCCAAAGAAATGGAGGAAATGAGTATAGGAAACAACCAATTTTCAAATCCTAGAGGATATGATTTAAAAAATGAGTACGACAGATTATTAACTGAAAAAGTTAATTTTGGTCAAAGTAGCAATCCTAAAAGATTGGCAAGCAATCGGTTAAGAGAAAATGGAATTGCGGGAATACAGTATTTAGATGGAAACAGTAGAGCCACAGGTGAAGGCACAAGAAACTACGTCATATTCGATGACTCCTTAGTAGACACCAAGCGAGTCAATGACAAGCTGACTCCAAGTTGGATGGATCAAGGCGCTAGGATGCAGAGAGCGCAAGACCTTGGTTACGACATGGACAATGTGTTTTATCACGGAACTAATAAGACATTTGAGGAGTTTGATGCCAGTTTAGGACAAGGAGCAAGAAAAGACACTGGTGTGTTTGTTTCAAATAGTCCTGATGTTGCCTCGTCATATGCTGGAGGCACTTCTGCCCAAGTCCTTCCTCTTAGAGTTCGCCTTCAAAATCCTATGAAAGTTTATGCAGATGGGAGTAATTGGAGCAAACTTGGCCCAAATACTCGCGTTGATCTTCCTAGAAGAGTGGTAAATCAATCTGAAGATGCTGATTTGCTTGAAGAGCTTGGGTTTGATCGTGGAAGCAACACAAGAACTGAGCCTATGGGAACGTATACTCTAGGAGAGTTATTTCCAGATCGCTTTGGCGGCATTAAGGATGCTAAATTAGCCGAGCTTTTTGATAAAGATTCCTACTTGCCTATGACCACCAATGATGTTTCTAGGTGGGCAAAAAAACAAGGTGTTGATGGAGTTATCTTTGAAGACATTAGTGACAGAGGCTCAAGAGGATCTTTTGATAATGATAAAGCCTCAATGCCTTCAAGAAACGCAATTATCTTTGATCCTAAAGACATTCGTTCTGTGAACGCTGAGTTTGATCCAACCAAAGCTGACAGTGCAGATCTGCTATCTAGCAGGCAATCAGAGCGCCAAATGTCAGCATTGAGAGGAATTGCATAAAAGTATTGCTTTTTACCAAATTGTGGTATATTTGACCACTAGCGTACTCCACGCTTTTATGGAGGCACGGAACGTCACCGTTTATTTGACGGCATAACAGTAGGTATAAGATGCAACCAGAAGATATGGTCGATGAGGCTTTAGAGCTTGAAGACGTAGCAACTGTAGATCAGGAAACTGATTCCGAATCATCAACGGATACTGGTGAAGACCAAGAACAATCCACTAGACCTGTTTTTAATGAAGAGCAGCAGAAGGTATTTGATAAGGCTATAAGCGAGAAGACTTGGAAGGCGCGAGAAGCAGAGCGTCAGGCCGAAGATTACCGCAAGCGCCTTGTAGATCTTGAAGCTAGGATTCCTAAAGAACAGCCGCCCGAAGTGCCGAACGTGCCTGACTTCTATAGTCTCTCAGACAGAGAGATACAGGAGCAGCTCCGACAGCGTGATGAGGCGATTGCCAAGCGAGCAGAATTCGCAGCACGGCAGCAGGCCGCAGAAGGTCAGCAGCTAGAAATGCAGCGTCAGCAGCAAGCAGCGGCAGTTAGTGAGCAGAATGCGAAGATCGCAACCTACGCAGAACGCTCTAAGAAACTCGGTGTAAAAACTGAGGATCTGCAAAGCGCAGCAAACAAGATAGGCCAGTTTGGGATTAACTCAATGCTGTCTAGTCATCTGATAGATTTAGAAGATGGAAGTCTTGGAACGCTGTACTTAGGTCAGAATCTCTTGGAGTTGGATAAGTTGGCAAATATGCCTGCTAATCAAGCGTTGCTGTATTTAGATCAGACCATTATGCCAAAAGCTAGAAAACTTAAACCTAATGTTAATGCCGCTCCTGATCCACTAGACACGCCGAAAGGTGCTGGGATAAGCCCCAAGGCTGGTGGCCCGAAAGGAGCAACTTATGAATAAATGAGGAAATACCATCATGGCTAACAGCTTATCAAGTAACATCACACGGCCTCTGGCACGTGTGTTCTTAAATGCGTTTCAGAGTTCACGAGTCCTAACTAAGACGGTTGATACGCAACTTCTTTCAGGTCGCTTCTCGCCCTCAACAGGCAGTTCAGTTGATTTTAAAAGGCCACATGACTATTCAACGATAAGGACTTCTGGCGGAGACATTTCTGCTTCAGCTAAGTCTGACATCATCGCTGGTAAAGCGACCGGAACAGTACAGCCCTACTTCACTGTGGCTACTGAATTTACGAATATTCAAGAGGCTTTGGAGCTTGACCAGTTAGAGCAAATCCTTGCTCCTATGGCGCGAAGAATTGTCACTGACATCGAGACTGATCTTGGTGGTTATATGATGAAGAACGCTTCACTGCGTTATGGCGCTCACGGAGTCTTTGCTGATGCTTGGACTGATATCGCTGGCGCTGGTGCGTTACTCGACAGCGTAGGTGTTCCACCAGAAGCAGATAAATTCTACGTTATGAATCCATTCACCGCTACTAAACTAGCAAGCGCACAGAACGGCTTGAATGCTTCTGACGGACTTGTTCGCACAGCTTGGGAAAACAGCCAGATCTCTGCCAACTTCGGTGGACTTAGAGCGTTGACTTCTCAGAGCTTGAACACGTTTACGTCTGGTACTGGCGCAGATCGCGCAGGTACTTTGAGTGCTGCTCCAAATGCTACTTACTTAGCAGCTAAGGACACAATGACTCAAAGCATCGCTGTTACTGCTCTACAGGCAAGTATGGTAGTTAAAGCTGGTGACATGATTAAGATCGCTGACGTTAACCGTCTAAACATCAACTCTCGTACAGCTATGATAGATGAGAATGGTGCTGCGGTTCATTGGACAGGCGTTGTAACTGCCGATGTAACTTTGGATGGCAGCGGTGCAGGCACTCTAGTAGTAGCTGGGCCTGCTATCTTTGAGGCTAACGGTCAGTACAACACAGTTGACGCTGCTCCTGCTAGTGGTGCGGTTGTTACTCTACTTAGTGCTTCTAACACAACCTATCAACCCAACCTCTTCTATATGAAGCAAGCGTTTGGTATAGGTACTGTTAAGTTGCCGAAGTTGTACTCAACTGACACGATTGCTACTACTGAAGATGGTATGTCCATCCGAGTTAGTAAGTATTCAGACGGTGACGCGAATACGCAAAAAGTTAGATTTGATTGCTTGCCTGCGTATGCCACGTTTAATCCTTTCATGGCCGGTCACGGTTTCGGAGTTTAGTTCATAGAGGTGTTTGGGAGCTTCGGCTCCCAGTTTTTTATGGCTACTCCAACGAAAGGAAAAGCACGAGCGAAAGTTACCAGCACTGGCAAGAAAGTCTCCTACGGGCAGGCTGGAAAGGCTAGTGATGGTGGCCCTCGCGTTCGGGCAGGAACAAAGAAAGGTGATGCTTATTGTGCTAGGTCTTTGGGAATCAAGAAGCGATTATCCAAAAGACAGCAGAATGATCCAAATACTCCGAACAATTTAAGTCGTAAACGCTGGAAGTGCAAAGGCGCTAAGAGTGCTACTTATGAATGAAGGTCTATACGCTAACATCCACAAGAAAAGAAAAAGAATTAAGTCCCAGAAAGCTGCTGGAAAAACTCCAGATCGGATGCGGAAGGTAGGCTCAAAAGGCGCTCCATCTGCCAAGGCTTTTAAGAATTCAGCTAAAACTGCTAAAGGAGCTACATACGAATAATGGCTACTGTCGCTCAGGTCGCAACGTCCTCACTTCAACGGATATTGGTACAGGCTAGTGAAGCTCCACTACAGCCTGACGAGTACCAAGATTTTATCTTTTCAATGAATAATTACATGGCAGAGCTAGATGCTTCAGGCATTCAGCTAGGCTATACAGTTGTGTCTGATTTAGGTGATGACGTAACAATACCGACAGGCGCACTGAGAGGCTTGATAGCTAACATGGCTGTTGAGGTCGCTCCAGATTACAACGGAATCATTTCAGCAGGCTTAGCAAAAGCGGCTCGTGATGGTTACAACACGATGCAGTTAATAGGTCAAAGCATGGGTACGAGTAGATATCCTAGCACCTTGCCTATTGGCTCCGGTAATGAAGACAATAACTTCGGGATTAGCACTAACTTTTTCCCAGATCAAGAAGCATCGATACTTGCAGAGACTACTGGCTCCATCGGCCTTGAGGTGAACACTAATGGTTAGAAGAGCAACAGGTCGCAGGAAATCTGATTTTGTAGCGCAGGACACGGTTCCTGCTAATTCCTTTATGGACTACTTTGTTGACAATACCAACTATCGTATTTCGTACACTAATTTAGTATCTGGTCTTGGTGTCACCGGAACAATAGTTACCACTGGATCTGGGACGGCAGCTCCGGTTTTAGAGAAAGACGGAACTATTAACAAGATAAGAAACATAGAAAATGGCTCTGGAATAGCAGCCAGCATTTCTGCCACTGATGGCGTAGAGATCAAGCATAATTTTACAGTCGATGCGACCGGATCGCCTTTGATGCTGAACACGACAGCAGTAAGTCCTACGTTTGTAAGCCTATTTGCTGGCAGCGGTATTTCCTTGACAGCTACTGGGAACATCATAGCAATATCCTCAAATGACGCGCTCCATTATGTCGAGAGCTTCTTACAAACAAATACAACCGACACAGTAATAGCAGCGACCACTACGCCTGTTCTGATAGCAGGCACATGGGAGTTTGGTGCTAACACTGGATTTACACAGACCTCTGGAGGCAAGCTGACTTATAACGGATCAAGCACTGCTGTGCTGACAGTTCACGCCTCAATATCGATAGAGCCTGTATCGGGTAATAATAACCAAGACATCTCTGTTTATGTTGCAAAGAATGGTGCTGTAATAGCAGGCACAAGAATCAGCGCAGTAATCTCAAATGGCGCACCTCAGAACTTATCTTTATCAACTAATCAGTCTTTTGCGACAAACGATTACATTGAGCTGTTTGTGCAGAATTCTACTTCCACAGCCAATCTGACAGTTGTTAGAGGTCTTTTCGGAGTTGACTAGATGCCTAAAGTAGTCCTGCCCATAGCGAATGGATTCTATGAGAGTGACAGCTTGCCTATCTCTGCTCAGGAGTGTGTAAACTTCTATCCGAATATTGCTCAAGCTCCTGCGCTAAACCAAGAAACTCTATACGGCACGGCTGGACTAGAAGAAGTAGCAAACGCAAACAGCCTGACGGGTAATAGAGGCGCACACGAGATGAATGGTGTGCCTTACTTTGTCGTGAACACCAAGCTCTATAGCATGGCGGCTGACTACACTTTAACTCTTATTGGCACTGTTGAAGGCACTAGCAGAGTTTCAATGGCTGATAACGGCACTCAGCTTCTTGTGTTAGTTCCTAGTGGCAAAGGATACATCTACAACCATGTTACTGATGTCTTTGCAGAGATTACAGATGTTGACTTTACAGCCAATGGCGCACCTCAGTTGGTTGTGTATATTGATGGTTTCTTCTGCCTTACCACTGACTCTAAGAAGTTTATTGTAAGCGCATTGAATAATGGCCTTAGCTATAACGCTTTAGACTTTGGCACTGCTGAGTCAGATCCTGACGAGATTGTTGCTCCCATTGTTTTTAACAATCAATTATTTATCGGTGGTTCGCAGACGATAGAAGCATTTCAGAACATTGGTGGAGCTGACTTTCCTTTTCAACGAACTGGTTTATTCCTATCAAAAGGCATAGTAAGTCCGTTTAGCATTCAATCTTTGCAAGACACCTTTGTATTCATTGGAGCTGGTCAAAATGAATCGCCAGCCATTTGGACTTTGCAAGGTAATAACGTAGCGAAGATATCTACAACGGCGATAGATAAAGAGCTAAGCAATCTTACTCAAGCTCAAATCTCAAACATATTCTCGTGGGGATACGCAGAAAAAGGCGCGTATTTCGTAGGCTTTGCAATACCTAGTGGCGCTTTGGTCTACGACATCATCACCAAACGCTGGCATGAGAGAAAGTCTGTAATTGAAGGAGATCTTGGTGCTTACCGTGTAACCGCCTTGGTTAGAGCCTACAACAAGATTTGGGCAGGTGATTTGGTAGACGGCAGGATAGGAAATCTTGGAGCGGAATTCTATACAGAATACGGCACTGAAATAAGGCGCTCAGTAGTAACTCAGCCATTCCAGAACAACATGGAATCGTTTTTAGTTCCTGAGATAGAGCTAACTGTTGAAAGCGGTGTTGGTAATGCCGCAGCTCCTGATCCTCAAATCGGAATGGCTCGCAGCCGTAACGCTAAGACTTGGAGCGATACTCGCTTCCGAAGCATTGGTAAAATTGGTGAGTATAACCATAGAGCCATCTGGCGCAGAAACGGCAGATCAGCACGGTTTGAGTTATTTAGGTTTACGATGAGTGATCCTGTTAAGCCTGTTATTATACAGATGACCGCTGATATAGAAGGCATTCAATGAGTTATAAGTTAAATGTCGGACAGCCTATTATAGAAGATAATGGGACTATGAGTCAGGCGTTTAGGCAGTTCACGCAAGAGGCTTCCTTGAGCATTCCAATAGTTGGAACTGGAACTCCAGAAGGCGTGATAGAAGCTGTACAATATAGTCTTTATCTGGATGGCTCTGGTTCTGCTGGAGCGATACAATATAGAAAGATGCTTCCTAGTATTGGAGGTGATAGAACAAAAGGCTGGATTCTCGTGTGATTAACCGAATAGAAAATGCTGAATTTATAAAATCATTCGTCACTGAATCTGAGGTGTTTGATGAGATCAGCGAGGATAACTTCTCAAGAGAACAGTGGAATCCAGATATGAACTCTGGCTGGTTTGTCCATACTGAAGATGATGAGATATGCGGTCTTTGGATGGCCGAATTGCGTAACGGAATCACGATTGAAATACATCCAATGATTTTAAAGAAGTTCAGAGGAAAGAAGGCTTACAAAGGCGCTAAAGAATTTTTCACTTGGATAACCAAGAACACCAAGTACGAGAAGATAAACGCCGAGATAGCAACGTGCTTTCCCAACGCTAAAATGTTTGCTGTTCAATGCGGCATGAAGGCTGAAGGAACAATAAGGCAGTCTTTTAAGAAAAACGGCGAAATATACGATCAGTGGATTCTCGGAATAACCAGAAAAGAATTAGAGGCCAGATATGAGTAAATTAGTTACAGCGTTATTCGGCGGCGAATCAACAAAAGGCATTGAGGCTCAAGAAAAGTCAAATGCAGAATTATTGAGGTTCATGGAGCGCCAGCAAGCCACAGCTAGAACTGACATCAAAAACGCTATGCCAAGTCAGTTTGCCGCTTTAACAGCAGGCCAGCAGGCTGGATTAGATGTTTACGGGCAAACAATGCCTCAACAAGCTAATGCTTTTGTCGGTGGCAATGTAGCAGCTCAGAACTCTTTGCTCTCAGGTATGCCTATGTACGAGCAAGCGATAAGAGGCACTGGTGTTAATTATGGAGGCTTGCAGCCGTATGAAGGCAGCTACGATATGTCTTTTGCTCAGCAGCAGTTACCTGACGCGGTGGCTAATCCTGCATATCTAGGCCAAGTGTCTGCAAATAATCCGGCTAATGCCTTGGCTGGCATGGGCATAGATGAAGCTATTTTGGCAGAGATAATGGACGGGAGGAGACCGTAATGGAAGAAGATTATATGGAAGGTCTTGGCGGCATAAGCATAACGCCAGAGAGCATAGTAATTAACTATGTAAACAGCAATCCAAATGCGTCCTTGTCTGATATATCCAATTTAATACAACAGACCGGAGCAAATATTGATTCTCTGGCGGGAACATTTGGAGTTAGTCCGGCAGACGCTAGGGCGGCTTATAACCAAGCACTGAGTGGGCCTACTAGAGAAGAAGTAGCTCAAGCTCAAGCTGGCGGCAACAAGACCATTACAAACCCAGCTACTGGCGAAACTATTGAGGTGCTGGCTAACGATCCGCGATTAGCAGGATTGTCTGGTCAGGCTCTTATTGATACTGTATTTCAGACAAATATATCTCAAGATATTAGCAATCAACGTTTGTCTCAAGCACAAACGACTGAAACATCGTCTTCCGAAAAAACTGGTCTTCAGAATGTCCTTGATTATGTTAATTCAGGAAAGGCAACTAACGATCAAGATGTTTACAAAGAGATGGTTAAGCAGAATGTAAGCATTGAAGAAGCTGCTGCCGCTGTGAACTATCCATTAGACGAGGCTACTACTAGATACACTCGCGCCCAAGAGATGGTTCAAATTGAAGACATAGCGAAAGGCGGTGTCGAAAAAGCCTTAAAAGATTTCCCTAACGGTATCCCAGATAACCTATTAAAGCGTTATGCCGAGGAGACTACTGACTCTGCTGTACAGATAGCTGGTCACATGGACAATTTAGGTCTAACTGTTGACGATATGGCAAGAGCCACAGGCATTCCATTAGCTGACGTACAAGCAGCTTATAACGAAGCAAAAGGTGGCGGTGCAGCAGCAACAGGAACAGCTTTGGCAGGAACAGCAACCGAAGGCGCAACCGGAGGCGCAGCCGGAGCTGCTGGAGCAGGAGTAACGGCAGCAGGAGGCGCTACAAATACAGGCGTAAGCACAAATATAGCCGATATAACAGGCGCTACAGGAGTAGGCACAGGCACACCGTCTACAGGAACTGGCAGTACGGTAGCTGGGACTTCTGTAGTAGGAGGAACTGGCGCTGGAGTTGCTTCTGGAACAACTTCTGTGGCTTCTCCAACAGCGGTAGGAGGCCGAGCAGGAGGAGCTGGTCAAACTGGATTAGCTGGATCAGAACGCGCCTTAGCTGGCGGTGTTACGGCTGCTGCACAAGCTATTGAGGCAGGCGCAGGCCAAGCACGAGCAGATATCATTGGCGGTAACCAGATTGCTCGTCAGGACTTAACGCAAGGCGCTCAAGAAGCTGGCGGCTTGATTCAATCAGGCACTGGATTAGGGCTGGAGGCTTTAGGCACAGGTCTTGGTGCGGCAAGACAAGATATTTTGGGCGGCACACAGGCTGGACTTGGAGCCTTATATCAAGGTCTTGGCGGTGCTAGATCTGATCTTCAGGCAGCTCAACAAGCGGCAAATCAACAATACGGACAAGGAATGGGTGATGTCACAGCGGCTCGTGATCTCGCTTCTCAGCAAGTTGGTCAAGCCTTTGGTCAAGCTGGTCAGATGTTTGATCCGTACCGTCAGGCAGGCACTGCGGCGCTTCAGCAGCAGGCAGCTTTATCTGGAGCGTTAGGACAAGATGCTTTTAATCAGGCTTTTCAGAACAGCCCACAGCAGCAGTTCTTGCGTGAGCAAGGCGAAAGATCAGCTTTACGCACAGCATCCGCTAGAGGCGGTGTAGGCGGCGGCAACGTCATGAAAGAGTTATCTAGGTTCAACACTGGTCTTGCTTCTCAAGACTTACAAAACCAGATAGCGAACCTTCAAGCTCTAGGATCTCAAGGTCTTGGAGCTAGTGGTAGCGCGGCTCAGTATGCAGCCCAAGGCGGTGCATCTCAGGCAGACTTACAGACTCAAGCTGCTCAGCAGTTAGCTGCAATACGTGGTCAGATAGGACAATCACAACTTGGTACAGGCCAGCAGTTGGCAGGACTTGGAACACTAGCAGGTCAGCAAGGACTCAGCACACTAACAGGTGCGGGTCAGCAACTAGGAAACCTTGGCGTTACTGGCGGCACTTTGGGAATGCAAGCTCTTACAGGAGCAGGCTCTCAGTTAGCTGACATAGCAAGTGGTAGGTCTTTGGCTCAGTCTCAGTTAGCTTCTCAAGCTGGTAGACAGCTTGGCGATATAAGTCTTACTGGCGGTATGACAGTCGGTGACTACCTGTACGGCACTGGCGGTGCAATGTCTCAAAACAGGATGCAAGCAGGTCGTGATATCGCTGGAAATATTACAAACCAGATAAACGCTCTTGCTCAGTACCAAGGCGATCAAGGTATTGGTATGTCTGATCTGATGGGTCAACAGGCTAATATTTTAGCTGGGATTCAAGGCGGTGCAGGTGCTGGAATGTCTGGCTTGATTGGTGGTACTGCTGGTCAACTTGCAGGAATCGCTACAGGAACTGGCGCAGCTTACAACCCAGCTAGCTTGGGTCAAACAAGTCAGGTTAAAGGCATTATTCCTGCTATGGCTGGAGCTTTTAAATCTGGTGCTGCTGGTGCTGGCGGATAGATTATACAAGGATATTATAAAATGGTTGATGAAGTTGACAAGCCAAAGTTTGAATTGCCTTTTGGTGCAATTAATCGTTCTGCTGCATCTCAGGATAATTTTAGGACGATACCCAGAGAAAAGCCTAGTCTTTTAGACAGAGCTGGAGGTTTTGTTCGTGGATTTAGCGCAGGAGCTATGGGCCAAGGCCCAGACTTTATTGAATCTGTAAGAAACCAGCGACAGCAAAAAGATATTCAACTTTTGCAAGCTACGGTTATGGACGCAAATTCTATTCAAGACGCTATAAGAAAAGAGAATATGCCAAAAGCTGTAGACATCCTTGTTGATCGCATGAACTTGCTAGAAGAAGGTGGCGAAGATTATGAAGACACCAAGATGTTAAGAGATGCTCTTATAGGCGGCAGGCCAGACATAGTGATGAGCGAGATTGACACCTTCCTTAAAGGTTTGCCTGAGCAGACTATTGATCCGAAGTTCGTTACAGGTCAAGGCCAGATGATCAGTAGGCGTATGGGTGGCGCACCAACAGCAACTACCATCTCTGGTTATCAAGGCGAGGCTCAAGATGCAATTAGGCCAATGACTGACGCAGAGATGCTGCAATATCGAATTCCTACGGGATCTTCTGCAACCATTAATACGCGCACAGGAGAGCCTAATATTCTTGCAAGCGCAGAGAGTGCTGCTGATTACCAAACCTTTACTATAGACGGCGTAGAGAAGTATGCAAACGGCCCATTTGCTGGTTTAAGCCTTGATCTAGTTGCTCAGATGCGGCAGCGAGGTGAGATATCCGGTTTGGGCAATGCACTGCCAAGCTCAACTCTTAGCACTGCTCCTGTTGGACAAGAAGTGCGTCCTCGTCCTGCGGAAACTCCTAATCTGTATGCTGGGTTAAGTTCTCAACAAGAAGCAATTGCGAGGGCAGATCGAGAAGAAGAAGGCTTAGAACAAGAAAGAGCCGCAGCAGAAGAAGCAAGAAAAGTGGCAGTAGAAGCAACAAGAGTAGCGGCAGAAAACGAAAAACTTTCTCAGGTGCAAACTGAAGCACAAAAAGCAAATTTGATAAGGTTAAATGAGTTAGCTGAAGCAAGAGCTAATCGCATGACAGGAATGGAAACTGCACAACAATTTCTTAACGCATTCAGGTCTGGTGAAAAAGGTTCTGGAGCAGGAAGAAAAGCACTTAGTTTTTTACCTATTGGAACTTATACGGAGCAAGGTCAATTTGATGAGGCTCTTGAT